TCTGCTCGAGGTGGCTCCGTGTTCGCAGGGTGGTTCGACTCTGGTGTTAAACTCAGCGGACAGAAACCTGATGTTTCGATCTTCTATGAAGCGCGTAACGCAAGGGAGCCAAAAGAACACCTAGCTAACTTTGATTTTGAGAAAGGATTGTGGGAGGTCAATGAGTTCACGCCGCGCAACACTAGGCCGCAACTGAGCGAAGAAGATGAAGTGCTTATCGCAGATGTTGTTGTGAACTCCATGAGCAGCACGAAGTTCTACAAGAGAAAAGAGTTAGAGATACTGGCGCGCGAGGCGCTTAGCAACGCCAAGATGGCAAGCGGAGAGAAGTCGGCAAGGAGCGCGGTTAGTTATGTGCAGAAGTACAAAGGCAATGTAGTTAAGACACACGCCGTGCCTGGGCAGGCGGTGTGGCACTACTTAGAATCAAATGAAATGACACGACCTTGGGAGGTTGAATCATGAGCACCTTACTCGCCGCAATCAGAGCACAGCAGGCTTGGGAAAAGAAACCCAAGCCGCCGAAACCCAAGATGATCCCTGAGAAAAGAGAACCCATCAAAGACTCAATGATCATGCGGATACTTCACATGCAGGAGATGGGCATGCCAGGGCGGCTCATAGCCAAAGAAACTAAGGTGCCTTTGGAAACAGTGTTCAACGTAAAACAGCGATACATTCTTATCGATGTGAAGAACGGTACGAAATGGTACAAGTTTGTGGGGATTTAAAACCCCAGCCAGAAGGGAGATAGCCGAACTGGCCGGGGCAAGCGTCCCCCAAAGCAAAAAAGGAAGATTGCTTGAACGTGAAGGCAAGGAATCCCTCACAAAAGGATGATAAACAAAGAGATGTTCGATGGCAAAGGTAACGGTTGAAATGAACGTGGACGATGAAACCGTAGAAGAAGCAGTCGGCTCCGTTTCAAAGTTAATGAGTAAGTTTGCTGGGCTGGAGCAAGCGAACAAAGACATGTCAGAATCAATGCAGGCACTGGCCAAAGCCATAAGCAAGAACAACGCAGAGATCAGAAAGCTGGCGAAAGAATTAGCGAAGAGTAGAGAAGGGTAGATAAGAGGATTAGATATGCAGATATATCAGGTGAATACAGGAGGTAAGTACGGGATCGTGTACGCAGACTCAGAAGAAGACTTGGAGAAACTGAAGGCATGGTTGTCGGATAACATCGACTCAGATCTGGAGCAGGATGACACGCTCAGCACAGAAGTGGTCGAGCAGGCAGAAGCAAACTGGGACGCAAGCTTTGCAGGCATGGTCACACAGATCGACATCGAACTCACAGATGACGGCATACGTCAGGCCCTGACGTTGGGATACCTCAACAGCAACAGCTACTGTAGGCCCATCATAGAGCAGTCAATGGGCGTGCAGCCGTGGGGCTAAGAGTGGAGTACGAGTGGGAAGATGTGCCGCTAGAACCCACATCAGCGGCTCTGGCAAACCTCAAACATGTCATTGGATGCACATGCAAAGACATACCAGACATCGCTTGGAACGAGCAGTATTACTGCGTCAAATGTGGAGGGGTTGAAAGTGAACTTAGGAGCGAAAGTTAAAGTAAATTCTAGGTCGGGTATGGCACGACTTTTGGCAAAAGAGGTAGGGGCAGTGGCCTTTTTTCAGATTGCCCCTACCCCTGTGGATAAGTCCGTAAGTTGTTGATTTATATAGTAGGGGCAGGCAGGGGCATAGGGGCAGAGTGCCCTTGCGTGCCCTTGTGCCCCTACGGCTCGTAAGTCATTGATTTATAAGGGTAGGGGCATAGGGGCATAGGGGCACCTCTAAAGAGGGGGAGAGATATATTAAATATCTCCCCTTCGGGATACCCCTTCTCCCCCTTTAGAATTAGGATTGGAAAAGCAAAAAAAATTTTTTGAGATATGGGAAAAATTGAAATGAGTAACGCAGCTTTGGAGCCAGATGAAGACATTCTGTCGAACCCAAAACGGTATGCGATTGCGCAGTTTAAGAATAGACCGTTGAGCAAGAAGCAACAGAAGTTTGTGCAGCTGTATGTGTATCACGATCTCACAAATACAGAGTGCGCGCACAGAGCAGGGTACTCACACCCAGCACAGGTTGCGACCACGCTTTTGAATGACCCACGCTATGCGCACATACAAGAAAAAATTAGGGAACTCCAAGAGGGAGAGCAGAAGAAATACGAAATCACTTACGAACGGGTTGCTCGAGATCTGCTTGAGATTCGTAACATAGCCGTCGAAAACGGATCGTATGGTGCAGCTGTCAACGCAGAGATGGGCAGAGCAAAACTCGCAGGCCTACTCATCGACAAGAAAGAGATCAAGCACGGGCGTATCGACCAGATGGACAAAGCAGAAGTCGAAGCCCGGCTGCAGGCGCTAATCGAAAACAATCACCTTGCACCCCAACTTTACGGCAAGGTGATGCAAGATGAAGACCTGCCAGGCGTGGTCGATCTTGAATACGAAGAACTGGATGAAGAGTTTTATGAGGACGATTACGAGATCATCGACCAAGAGGAAGACGCTGAAGAACACGATTCGCACAACGAGGACATAGAGTCTTAACCCAAAAGAATACCATCGTGTGAACCGTGCCCTTGCGCTTACAAGACCTACAAAGGATCACATTGGAAGAATCAATGCCCTCAGTCAAAGCTTCTCTACGTCGTTCGACTGCCATAGTTCAAAGAAATCGTTTACGTTGCTCTGATTTAACGCAAACTCAACTTCTTCACAAGCAGTTTCATGATCCGTTGACTTCACAAAAAACTCTACAGTCACAACATACTCTTCAAGCTCACCGCCACCGTCATCCGTTTGGTTGAACGGCGCACGAGGATTGCTGCGGTCTTCATCACCACGGTCAAGCATCAAATCATTCATCAGTCTTCTCAACTTTTTTAACGTTGTCATTAAGTCTCGCATGCTCATCATCAACTCCAATGTACGGCCTAAAATCCCTGCCCTTGCGAGCTAAATCTGTTAAACGCTTGCGAGTACGCATAGCAAACAGCGCACGTTTAGCACGCTGTTTGTGAGCCTCACTACAGAACTTCCCAACCTTTTGAATGGTCTCGTACTTCTTGCCACACCACTCACATGTGTGCGTCCGCATCTTCTTGTGACGGTGCAAACCAGAAGAGTTCTCACGCATGCCTCCGCGTGTCATCAAACTTCCTCATGCAGAAAACCACAGGAATACCACGTTTCTATTCGATAGAACCAACGTATGGATACATCAGGGAACTTATCCCTCAACGCCTTAAGAATGGGCGCTGGTGGAGACCATGCCGTATCGAATTTGTACGAGACTTCATCGCCATATTTTTTGTCAAACTCCATTGAACCGTTGAATGAACCCCACTTGGTGCCCCAGTTTTCAATGTTCCAATCGTACCAACGGTCATCAGTCTTACCGCTTGTGGGGAAACTCCTAATTGTCATGACCAGCTTGCCTTCACTATTACGGATTCTTCTAATTTTCGTTGGAAGCTCACCGTTTTCGTCTGGCGTCTTGTTCCAATTAGGGGATGGCACGATCTTGTTGAAGTCAAAGTCGCAGTCCTTAGACTTAACAAACTTCATGAAAGATCTGATTTGATTCGCATCCTCTGAGTAGATGCTTACTTCGTTTTCACATATGTTAGGCATGGCTGGCCTCCTCTTTTTTTATTTCCTTGATCCGTTTATCGACCATGGTCTCAACGTATTCTTCAAACCAATCCGACTCTGTGACGATGTCGATCTCGTGAGCCACAATCTCACGCACAACCTGTAATAATCTTTCGGCAACGTTTACAGCATCGTTCATGACTAACCCCCCGCTCTGCGCCAATAGACCATGGCTTCGTGTTCAGGGATGTCGTTGAGAAATACACAGGGTTCTTCTGCAGTTTTGCTTTTGAGGAACCTCAGGTTCTCTTCCGTTGGCTTGCAACCGTACTGATAGAGCTTGCCGTCGCTTTCATCGAACACAGCGACTTTGGCTTTCAACATCTTGCGCATGTCTCGCAAACACAAGTGTTCGTTGAGCAAATCTGTTATGACGTACTCAAGCGCAATGCTCGTGGCACCGTCGTTGTTAATCAGCAGGGATTTGTATTCCTCGCGTATAGAATCATCCAATGACTCGTAAGCAGATCGCTTTGCTTCATCAAGCATGGTTCTGAACGACTCCTTGCTTTGACCATGGACAGGATAGTAGTTGTGCGCTCCACCGTTGCCATCGTTCTCAACTTTC